TCGATGATGTAATTGGTAACATGTCGGTCTCCAAAACCGTTTATCTGGGTTCAAGTCCTAGTCGATTTGCCATGAGTCATTAGTTTAAAGGTAGAATAGTAGACTTCCAATCTATTGGTGTCAGTTCGATTCTGACATGGCTCTCCATCTGGTATTAGCCGAATTTGGTAAGGCTCTACATTTGGGATGTAGTGATTGGAGGTTCAAATCCTTCATACCAGACCATAATGCTCGTGTGTTGAAATTGGTAAACAAGACGGACTTAAAATCCGTTGGGTAATTCCTTATAGGTTCAAATCCTATCACGAGTACCATGATGTGTTGTGATAATGGTAGTCAGGTGGTCTTGAAAACCATTGGTCGTTGTTGGCTTGTAGGTTCGAGTCCTACACACATCGCCATGTACACTTACTCTAGTTGGTGATGAGGACAGTTTGCTAAACTGTTAGGTCGATTATTCGATACAGAGGTTCGAGCCCTCTAGTGTACGCCATTAAAGTAAAAACTATTAAATTAGTTTATATAAAAATTTGCTCATCATACAGAGCATAATTGTATGACACTCAATTGTTGGAACGTGGCAACTATAAAAGCGCAAGAGTGGGAAAGGTTATAAAATGAATGAAGTGATTGAAAATGTATTAAGTGATGAAACTTATGTAACAAATGAAGAAAAAGTAGAAGCAATAAAAAAAGGATTAGCAACATTAGTAATTCCTAAAGATAAGTATAACGATTTAAGTACAAGGTTAAAAACTAGTGAATCTAATTATTCTACTTTACAAAATGAATTTAATGATTATAAAAAGTCAAAAATGACAGAGGATGAATTAAATCAAGTTAAAGAAAATGAGTTAGCTGAAAAAGTTAAACAAAATAATATTAAAGCTAGTGAATTAGCAGTTAAAAGTTTGCTTTTAGATAATGGTATTAAAGTTACAGATGAAGATACTGAGTTAAAAGAAACTTTAGAAAATATAATTAGTGAAGATATGGATAAATCAATTAAATTGACTAATAGTTTTATATCTTTATTAAATAAAACAAAAACTAATACCGAAAAAGAAACAACAACTAAATTATTAAAAGATACACCTAAGCCTATAGGCGGTGTAGATAGTTCATCTAATGTTAGTAAATTAGAATCATTACAAAAAGAGTTACAACAAGCTATCAAAGATAAAGATGTAGTTAAACAAACTAGTTTAATGACTCAAATATTTCAAGAACAAAACAAACCTAAAATTTAAATAAAGTAGCACTCGTAATAAAAGGGATAGAAAATTTTATACGAGGTGAAAATAATGAACGGAACAGAAACTGTACAATCTTTTAATTGCCCTAATTATTCAGGGTTATTATATAACAAAGCAAATACTAAAACTCCATTTTTAAATATGATTAGTGGGAATGTAAAATATACTAATTCAGTTGAATTTGTTACAGGACAATATTTCTCTAGTGAAGAAGGTGAAATTCCTGAAATTAGTGAAACAGCATCATTAACTGCTCCTTCAGCATCATTCGTAACAAGAAATCAATTATCAAATGTTACTCAAATATTTATGGATGCTGTAGCTATTAGTTATGCTAAACAATCAAATATGGCAACATTAAGTGGAGTTAATTTAGCAGGACAAAGTGCTAATCCACAAAATGAATTAGATTTCCAAGTTGCTAGAAAAATGGAAAAATTAAAAAGAAGTATTGAAAAAACATTTATTCAAGGAAAATATAATAAAGCAACTTCAGATACAGAAGTTAATAAAACAAGAGGTATGGTAGAAGCTATTTCTACAAATACAAAAGATGCAAATGGTTCTAAATTAGACTTATGGTTAGTTAATGATGTAGTTTCATTAATAAGTAATGCTGGAGGAGAAATAGATAACTTAATTATCTTATTAAACTCTGTAAACTTATTACAATTACATGGTAATGCTATTGAATTAGGAATGCCTGTAGGAAAAGAATATATGACTTCTTATGGTATTCAAGTAAGAGATTTAATTTTACCAGTTGGAACAACTGTTAGATTAGGATTAGGTGAATTTATTCCTGAAGGAACAGCATTAGTTATAAATCCATCTGTTGTAGGACCAGTTGAACAACCAACACCTGGAAAAGGAAATTTCTTCTTAGAAGAATTAGCTAAACAAGGCGCTGGAACTAAGTATCAATTATTTGGGCAAATTGGATTAGACCACGGACCAGAATGGTATCATGGAAAAATCACAAATTTATCTACTGAATTTGTTGCTCCAACAGGTCAAAAAATTGTAACTGTAACTGAAGAAGTATCAGGGTAGTTTTATTAGATAGGAAGTGTATTTATGAGTCAAGAAGAACAACTAAAAATAATGCAATTAGAAATATTAGGTAATATATTTGATAATTCTAAAGATGACATTTTTATCATTATGTTAAAGAATGCAGAAGTTGTGGCTCTAAATACACTTTATCCTTATAATTTAGAAATTAAAGAATTGCCTAACAATTTTAGATTAAAAAATTGGCAAACTCGTTGTGCTATAGAATTATATAGAAAAATTGGTACTACAAATGTACAATCCTATAGTGAAAATGGTTTATCAGTAACTTTCTTAACTGGATTAATTTCAACTAGTTTAATGAATGAGTTAATTCCTAAAGCTGGAGTTCCTAAATGATTTTAGATATTAAAGCTAATCCTATGGATTGGAATAAAAAAATATATATATCTAAAAAGTTAAAAGTTGAAGTTGATGATGAAGATAATGAAATAGTTATTTATGATAAACCAACATATTATGAATTTAATTATCAACCAGTTAATTCATATTCCGAAATAGTAGAGTTTGGTGAAAAATGTAGCATAATGAAAAAAATGGTAATTCCGATAGCATACATAAATATGTTTAAAGAATTTGATGTAGCTTATTTAGATGGTGTATCTCCAAAGGAAGAAATAGTTAATGGAGAAAATGCAAATTATAGATTATTGCCACCTAGAAATGGCAATTCTGTGATTGTTATTTATTTAGAAAAAATAGAAGGAAAGTAGGTGCTTTATGTATAAATTTACGAATGGAATAGTTGTATATGATAAAGAAACCAAAGAAAAATATATAAAATGTGGTTATAAATTAGTAACAAGTAAAGCTAAGAAAACTATTGAGGAAAAGCCTAATGAAACAAATAATAGTAAATCTATCCCAAAAAAGCATACAGGAAGCAACAATCCAACTTCAGAAGATAAAGAATAGATTTCAAAAAAACATTAAATTAGCTACTTATGATTTAATGAACTTAAGTTATAATCTGATGATTGAAATATTTAAAAGAACTAATTTATCAAATCATATAAAAAACTTAAACAAAGAAATAACAGATAATGGTTATGGATTTAGAATTTGGACTAATGATTGGGTTGTTATATTTAATGAATATGGAACTGGTATTGTAGGATCAGGAACTCATCCTAACTCACAAAACTATCAATATAATATTCAAACATCTTATAAAGATAAAAATGGAAGATGGGTTTATTATAATGAAGATATTGAAAGCTATGTTAGTACTTATGGTATGAAAGCAAAGCATATGTTTTATGACCTTGAAGTTATGTTAAAAGAAAAAATGAAAGAGTTTTATTCTATAGCAACAGAGTGTGCTATTAACGATGAACAATATCAAAGTTTTATAAATTCATTAAGTGGGTGATAAGTATGTTAGTAGAAAATATATTTAATAATCATATATATACTAGTTTAAAAGAGTATGTTGAAAGTAATTCAATATATAGTCCAAAAGTTACAAAAAAACAAACACAAGAAAGTAAAGTTTTTCCTATAGTACCAGTTAAATTATTACCTATAGAAAATAAATATAATAATTTATCTTATGGAGAAGAAACTTATACTTTCGGAATAGAAATAAATATATATACTCAAGATAAATATACTAATAATTTAAAAATATCAAAAAAAACAGTTTGTGATGAAGTTACAAATAAAGTAATTGAATATTTTAAGAATAATTATAAGGTATCTATAAAAGTAGAATATGATATGCCAAATATAGATTCTGACATACATAGAAACTATGTGAGAATTAGTGGTAAATTAGATACAAAATATGGAATTGATAAATTAGTTATTTATCCTTTATAGTAGCACTCAAATTGTAAGGGAATTACAATGAGAGGTGAATAAAATGAATGGATATATTGATTTAGGAATTGAATTAAGAGTTAAAGAAACAACTGAACAAACTTATTCAAAAGCGATTTTAGTTGCTGTTAAAGGTATGCCTGCAACAGGACAAGCTGGTGGAACAGTTGAAATAACAACATCTAGTGATCCGACTAAAGTATATGTAGCAGATAGACCTGATACTGGAGATATGGATTTCACATATAACTATACAGAATCTAATTTATCAAATGTTCAAGAAGTTTGTGATAATTCAACAAAAGATATTTTAATTAAGTTACCTGATGGAACTGGTGTTGAATATAAAGGAACATTACAAACTTGGATTAATGAAGTATCTGTTGGTAGTGCAATAGAATGTACTTTACATACAGTTCCAAGTGTTGCTCCAACATATTTAACTTCAAGTGAAGTTTCAACTAAAATAGCAACTAATTAATAAATGAAAGAGGGAAAAACGATGAAACAATTAAAATTAAAAATAAATGATAAAACTTATAATTTAGAGATGAATAGAAACTCTATTAAGTGGTTAGAGTCAAATGGGTTTTCTATAGTAGATTTTGAAAATAAACCACTAACTTATTATGATTTATTATGGACTAGCTTGTTTATTAAAAATCATAGTGATGTAAATCCTAATTTAGCAATTAAATTATTGGAAAGTTATGAAAAAGAACATAGTGTTGCAAATGTCATTAAATTTGCTATAGAAGAATATTCAGCTTTTATGAATGCCCTAGCCGATACAGAATCGAAGATGAACGAAACACTAGAAATAATAGAAATTTAAGTGAAAATCAAGAAGGCAAAAAATTTAAAAACTTAACAGATTGGTTTTATGATTTGTTGCCTATGGCAATTACATACGGTATGTCTGTGAAAGAGTTTTGGGAGGATAGCCCTGACTTGTTCTGGGCATACCGTTTTTCTTTTTTTGAAAGAATAAAATCAATGCAAGAAATAAATAATTATAATTCCTGGTTGCAAGGAGCATATATTTGTGAAGCCATGCAAGTTGCAATTAATAATTGTTTTAATAAACAAAAAATAGAATATTCAAAAAAACCTTATGGTTTGATAGGTGAAGAAAATGTAGATGTAAATAAAAAAGAACAGGACTTGTTAGCTATAAAAATTAAAAATAGAGTTTTACAAGTTCAGGCAATAAAGGGCAAAGATAAAAGTAGCACTACCAAAAACTAATAAAAGGTGGTGAGTAAAATATGAATGAAAGTCAGTCTTTAGAGGTTAAATTAAAATCAAGTGCAGAAGAAGCTGTAAGTGGTTTTAATAAATTACTAAGTACACTAAATTTAACTGGATCGAGTATTCAAAAAATCTCTACAAAAGTAGATGCTAATGGTAATTTAGTAAATAAAACTTTAACATCTGTAAATAAAAAAGGTCAAAAAGTATATACAACTTTATATAGAATTGGAAAAGATGGGACATTACAAAATACAACTTTTAATATGAGAAAACTTGGAGATGCAACTAATAATACTTCAAAAATGTTTTCTAAATTAACTTCAGCAATATCATTAACTGGATTATTTTATGGAGTTAGAAAATTAGCGACAACATTTTTAACTTGGATGACTGAAGCAACTGATAGAACTGAACAATTAAACTTATTTAATGTTGTATTTGATAATATGGAAAAAAATGGTGTCAAAACATTTTCTAAATTAGGTAAAGAGGCAATACAATTTCAAAACAAATTAAATTATGCTTTTGGAACTAATTTAACTGACACCTTAAAATATCAAGCATTATTTCAATCAATGGGAGAAAATGCAAGTATACCTAAAGAGTATGCAAGTGTAATGTCTGAAACTATGACTAAGTTTACTTATGACTTAGCATCCTTATACAACAAAAAGGAAAGTGATGTTGCTGAGGCACTAAGAGCTGGTGTATATGCTGGTCAAACAAAACCATTAAGAGCATATGGTATAGATGTTACTCAATCAACAATGCAACCTTTACTTGAAAGTTTAGGTATTAATGATAGAAGTGTAAAAGATTTATCTCAAGGAGAAAAAGAAATATTAAGATATTTAGCGGCATTAAAACAAGCTAAAGTAGCTATGGGAGATTATGCTGACACAATAGAATCTCCATCTAATCAAATGAAAATATTTTCTAATTTATTAGTTGAAGCCAAAGTAGCATTAACAAGTTTATTTATGGGTACTTTTTCTAAAGTTTTACCTTATGCAAATGCTTTCTTATTAGTAGTTAGAGAAATATGTAATGTCTTAGCAAACTTATTAGGAATTGAATTATCAGATTTTAACTCTGGTATAGCAAGTTCAGAAGATGCTTTTGTAGATTTAGATGATTCTATATCTGATGCTACAGATAGTGTAAAAGAATTAAAAAGACAAACATTAGGATTTGACCAAATAAATAATATAAACGAAAACAAAGATAAAAATAATGATTATTCCTTAAATGGTGGTATAGACCAAAGATTGTTAGATGCTATTTATGGGTATGACAATGGTATGGATAAAGTAAAAATGAAAGCCACTGAAATATATGAAAAAATGATGGGTTGGTTAGGATTTATAAAAGAAATCGATCCTCTAACAGGAAAAGTAAGTTGGAAATTAGATAATACTAATTCAACTATGGGCAAATTATTATATGCTTTAAAAGATATTGTAATATATGGAAAAGATGCTATTAAAGGTGTTTTTGAAGTTTTAAAAAGAGATTTTGATAGTGGAGCATTTGGGAAAGTTTTAGTAACTATATTTGAAAAATTAAGAGATTTATTTAAATATATAGCTTCTAATAAAAAAGCACAAACTATCTTAGCAAAATTATTAGAAACATTTTTATTATTTAAAACCGTAAAAACGATATTAACTCCATTAATTAATGTTTGGAAAACATTTACAACTAAAATTAAAACAGGAGCTAATTTAATTCAAACTTTTGGCAAACAATTAAAAGGTACTAATAATTATATTTTAGATTCTAATGGTAATTTGAAAGAATATAATAAAACATTAGAAAAACATAAGAATGTTGTTTTAAATGCTGATGGAAGTGTTAATAAATGGCATACAAACATAAACAAAGCAAAAACTGCTTTAATGGGTATAGGAATGAGTGTATCTGGTTTATATATGGTACATGATGCTATGAAAGATATAGCTAGTGAGGGACCAAATGTAACAAATGTATTAGAAGGAATAATGGGTTCTTTATCTACAATAGGTGGTTTTGCCACTATAGGTTCAATTTTTGGACCTCTTGGAACAGCGATAGGTGGAGCAATAGGTTTATTAAGTAGTTTTGTTACAGCTATTGTTGGAGCATCTGGAACAATTGATAAAGAAACTCAAAACTTATACAATTCAATAGAAACTATGTCAGAACAATATAAACAACTTGAAGAAACAAGGCGAAAAATAATTAGTGAATCAAATAGTGAATTTTCATATTATGAAGATTTGTATGAAGAATTAACAAGAATTGTTGATGCAAATGGAAAAATTAAAACAGGTTATGAAGATAGAGCAAAATTTATAACAACAACGCTTAGCAATGCACTGGGAATTGAAATCGATATTGTTAATGGTCAAGTTCAAAAATATAAAGATTTAGAACAATCAATTAAAGATGTAATAACACAAAAAAAAGCACAGATATTATTAGAAACATATGAGGAAGAATATACTAATGCAATCAAAACAAAAACTGAAGTTACTAATACTTATAATAAAGCAGTTGAAACTCAAAAACAAAAACAAGAAAAATATAATAATGCATTAAAAGAAGCTATAAAAGTAACAGGAAAAACTGAAAAGGAATTAAAGAATTTATCAAAAAGTGGATTGGCTAGTGCAATTTCTTCTTTAGGAGATTTTTCTGGAGCAACAGCGGATGCTATGGGAGCTTTATATTATGCTGGTCAAGAGTTGGATGAGGCAAACGAAAAACTTGAAAAGCAAAGAGAAATATATTATAAAAATCAAAAAGCTATAGAAACATATACAACAGCATATGAGTTATCTTTAGATAATAATTTGGATGATTTAATTGAATATATAGAAAAAGAAGAAGAACTATATTATGCATCTAATCAAGAAAAGAAAAGATATTATATGGATGAAATCAACTTGCAAAAAGATAATTTAGATGAACTAGAAAAAAATAAATCAAATTATAATGCTGAAGAGTATCAAAGAGAAAAATTAAGATATGAAAATTTACTTATGTTAAATCAAATTAATTTAACATTATTAGTAAAAGAAGTAAAAGATATAAATTCTGATATGGTTGATGCTTGGGGAAAACTTGCTCAAAATAGTGAAGAAGAATTTATGAATAAATTTAAATTGTTACCACAAGATATCCAAGAAGAAATAGTAGATAAAATGTATGCTAAAGGTTACTCAATTTCTGAGGAACTTCAAAAAGGAATTGATGCATTAAACATAAATGTAGATATAGATGAAGAAAATTTTAAATATTCAGGAAAAGTAGCTGGAACAGCTTGGCAAAATAGTTTCATTTCAGCTATGAATAAAAAGATTCAGATAAAACAAGAAATTTCTACAGATATAACATCTGGAAAAAAAGAAGATAAATATGGATATATAAAAATAAATGCTTATGCAAATGGTGGATTCCCAGAAGATGGTTGGTTTAGAGCTAATCATGGTGAAATAATGGGAAAATTTGATAATGGTAAAAGTGTGGTTGCTAACAATATGCAAATAACAGAAGGTATAAAGCAAGCTGTAATGCAAGGTATGAGTCAAGTAATGGCTCAATATGCTAATCATACAAATCAAATAGATGTTCACGTTCACTCAGATGAAGGCGTAGTTGTAGATAGAATAAATCAAACTACTAGACAAACTGGTGTTTGTCCAATAAATATACCATATTAAAGTAGCACTTCTTTCATAAGGGAAAATGAAAGATGGTGAAATCATGATAAAAGAATTTGTAAATAATGGTTATAGATATGTATTATCTGGACCATCTTTAAAGTTAACTAAAGTTAAATTAAATGGAGTTGATATAACTAAATATTTATCAAATCAAAGTTCCATTAGTGAGTATGATGTATCTAAAAATAGTGGTAGAGATGTTACAAATGCTAATGGTGATATGATTTTAAATGTTATTAATACAAAATATAGATTAGATTTGGTAACAAGACCATTAACAGAAGATGAACTTGTAGACTTTTTTACTGAGATAAGAAAAAGACCTTCTCCAATAGAAGTAGAGTTTTTAAACCCTTTTGATAAGAAATGGAAAACGATTCAATGTTATAGAGGTGATAGGACAGCTCAATCTATGCTTTCTTATATAATTGATGGACAACTTGTAGAATTATATAATCCAATTTCTCAAGCAATCATAGAATTGTAGGTGAAATATGATTACTAATGAATTTATAAATGAATGTAAACGAGGAGCAAATCATAATAGATTAGGTTATTTAAATATAAGTGAAAGCAATTTATCTTATAGTGAGAAAAATAATTTGAAATCTTTTTCTATAGATTCTGGTTGTTTTGTAGATGGAAATATTATAGGTAGTATTTATATATCAAAATTATCAGGAGAGTTAATCAATATAGAAGATATTAATTTGTTACTTCAAAAAGAAATTAATGCTAGTGTTGGAATAATGTTTGATAATAACACAACTGAATATATAGATTTAGGTAACTTCATTATTGAACATCCAAATGATTTAAAAACACAAAATAAAGTTGAATTTACAGCTTATCAAAAAATAATAAATACTATAGACAATAAATATAATTGTTATCTCGATTTTGAGAATACACCTGTTACATTAAAAGATTTGTATTTAGATGTTTGTCAACAATTGGATTTGATTCCAAAAAGTGAAGAATTTTTAAATAGTGATATCCCATTGTCAAATAATCCGTTTACAAATAATGAAACAAATAGAATAGTGCTACAAAGTTTAGCAAATGTATCTTGTTCTTATATAAAAATTGATTCTTTATCTAATCAAATTGAATTGGCATGGTTTGATTATGAATCAGAACCAAAATATACTTTTTATCCTACTGATTATTCAACTTTAGAAGGTGGAAAATTAGGGTTTGGACCTGTTAATAATTTGGTTCTAAAAAATAGTCAAATAAATGATGAAAATGTATCAAAATCTAATGATGAGAGTATAGATTTATATGGTGAAAATTCTATAGTTATTAATGATGATTATGTTTTATATAATAGTGAATTAAGAGAAATTGCAATAGAAAATATTTTTAACAAAGTTTTAGGATTTAAATATGTAGAATGTAAATTAATTTCTTATTATGGAAAACCATTTTTAAACATAGGAGATAAAATTAGAGTTTATATAGATGACACTAATTATTTTGATACTTATATACTTAAACATAATTTTAAATATGATGGTACTTTTGAAAGTACTTTAGAGAGTCCTATTTTAACAAAAGAAGAAATAAATCAAAAACAAGATATTTCTTTAGGACAATTACTAAGAGATACACAAATAAAAGTAAATAAACAAGAAGGAATAATTGAATCTATAACAACTAATATAAAACAAGTTAGTGATTTAGCAGGAAATATTTATACAAAAGAAGAAACAAATAAATTAATTCAAGAAGCTGAAACAGGAATTACAAACACTTTTATTAAGAGTGGAGGTAATAATATATTTAGAAATACTGGATTATGGTATAAAAATGATAATTCAGATAAGGAACAAAATCCTTATGAATTTTGGATTGGAAATGTTGAAAGAAAACAAGACAATAAATCTAGTTCAAAAAATGTAATGTTAATACAAAAAGGTATATTTGAACAAGATGTGGAGGTTTCTAATGGTGATTATACTGTTTCATTTAAATATAAAAAATTATTAGATTTGGCTACTGTAAAGGTTGTTATAAATGATGTTGAATATGAATTAACAGAAAAATATGATACTGAATTTTTTACTGGAAAAACTGATGATGATGGAATTTATATAATAAATCCTTTAGAGGTTCGTGCAAATAATATTAAAGTTAGTTTTATAAGTGATACTGATGATTCTTTAGAAGTTTGGGATTTAATGGTAAATAAGGGTACTGAAAAGGTAGTATGGACACAAAATCAAAACGAAACAACAACCGATACTGTTAATATCTCAAAAGGTATAACAATCACTTCTTCAGAGATGGAAGTTCAATTTAAAGCAAATGCAAACGGTATAAAAACTTTAAATAAAACTGGAACAGAAACATTGACTGAATTTACCGATAAAGGTATGACAACTAATGAAGCTACAATAAAAAATGAAGCTACAATAGTTGGTATTTTAAGACAAAGGGTTGAAAACCAAGTATGGGATTCTTTTATAGGTTAGGGGTGAGTAAATGGAATTAACTACTTCATGGCAAAGAGTTGCCGAAGCTACTTATAATAATGTTGGTGGTAGTAATGTACATGGTAATACTAGATTTTATTTAAAAAGAAGTGATACAGACACTCCAAATAATAGACATACAATATATTGGGAGTTTAGAGCGATTGCTACCCCTGATAAAGATTGGGCAACTTATTATTATAATTATTCTAAAACATACAGTATTTATGATGGTTCTACTGCTAGAGCAAGTGGTTCGTATAAAGAGGGCGATGTAAATAGATATGAAAAAGTAATAGCAAGTGGAAGTTGGACTCAAAATCATAATGCTGATGGTAAATGGAGTACAACGCTTACTTTTAATGCTTGTGTTTTTGGTAGTGCTTATACAAGGTATGTTGATGTATCTTTACCTACAATACCAAGACAAGCAGATATTTTAACAGCACAAGATTTTAATGATGAGGAAAATCCAACCATAACATACGAAAATAAAGCTGGTAATTCAGTCGGTTCTTTACAGGCATGTATTTCTTTAACTGGTTCGGCTGATGATATTAAATATAGGAATATTAATAAAACTGGAACTTTAAGTTATACATTTAATTTAACAGAAAGCGAAAGAAATGTATTAAGAAAAGCTACTACAACAAATGAAAGAAAGGTGTTCTTTTATGTAAGAACAGAAATTGGTAGTAATACATATTATTCAAGGTTGGAAAAAACTTTTAGAATTGTAAATGCAAATCCTGATTTTAATGATTTTGAATTTAAAGATATAAATGAAAAAACTGTTGATCTAACAAAAAATAATCAAAGTGTTATTTTAGGGTATTCAAATGTAAAAGCAACTATTTCAAACTCAAACAAAGCTATCGCAAAAAAAGAATCATCAATGGTTAAATATAGGTTTAATTCTATAGATGCAAGTTATAGCGATACAGATGATGTGGAAATAGTTTCAAATAAAGTAAGTAATGGAGATTTTACTGTTTATGCTATAGATAGTCGTGGAAATACAACTTCTAAAACAAAACATGCATACAATGTAATTCCATATAATCCTTTGACAAAAGATAGTATAGTAGTTCAAAGACAAAATGGTGTGTCTGAAAGTGTAACATTAAATTTTTCTGGTAAGGTAGATGTTGTAACTTTTGGTAAAACTTTAAGGAATATACAAATCGGTGATGATTTAAGTGGTAAAACAATTTATTGTAACTTTCCTAATAACTTAGGAGATGAACTTTTATTTGATGAATATGGTAGAGTAGATGATATTCAATTTGTATCTTGTTATGATTCATCACAAGGCAAATTAACTGGTTATATGTTGTCTGGTTTATTTTATAGAACAAGTGGATTGGATTATCAATATGTACAAGTAATAGATAATTATATATATAGTAATGATCCTAATTTTGATTCCATAACAAATCTAACTGAATATAAGTTACCAGATGATTTTGGAATAGTTACTGATATTGATACAACATCTTCAGCTTATAAATATATATTTATTGAAGAAAGAGGAGTTACTAATAGAATTAAACAATCTAAATATAGATATAAAATAGCTGGAGAAAATGAAGATAAGTGGTCTGATTATATAAATATAAATCTCGACATTCTTGAAAATGGAACATTTAAATTTAATAGTTTAATTTCTGGTGATATTCCAAGTGTAGGTTTTGATATTAATAATTCCTATAATATAGAAGTATATGTGGAAGATGAACTCTCAAATATTACTTATACTGTAAATTTAGGTTCAGGAGTACCACATATTGCCTATGCTAAAAATGGTGTAGGTATAATGGGAAAATATGATGAAAGTGTAGGTGGATTACTTCAAGTAGGTGGTAAAAAAATAGGTGGAGCAGATGCTTATCCTGTTGGTTCTATTTATTTGAGTGTTAATTCAACTAATCCATCAACTTTGTTTGGAGGAACTTGGGAGCAAATAAAAGACAAATTTTTATTGGCTAGTGGTTCTACATATAGTGCCGGTTCAACAGGTGGTAAAGCTACTGTTGCACTAAAAACAGCAGAGTTACCATCGCATAATCACTCAATTTCTTCAAGTGGAGCGCATACTCATAAATTTACAGGTTACCTACATACATACGGTATTAAAGATGATACTTATAAAGCTGTATCTCATATTAGATATACTGGTGATGGTTCTAATGTTCCTCCATCTATGGATAGTTCTGGAGCTCATACCCATACAGTTAATAATACTGGTAGTGGTACTGCCCATGAAAATATGCCACCATATTTAGCCGTATATGTTTGGAAAAGAATAGCATAAGAAAGTAGGTGAGTATGATGGAAAAGACAATGTTAAATATAGAAAAAGAATTGGGCGAATTAAATGGAAGTGTAAAATCTGCTCACAAAAGAATAGATAATTTAGAACCAGTTGTAAAAACAATATATGAATTAGCAACGAGTGTTAAAGTAATGGCAGAAAAAATGAATAATATGAATTCTGATATTTCTCAAATAAAATCTAATATGGAAGAATATCATCACAAAGAACCTAATAAATTATTATTTAATATTAAAAATACAATTATTATAGGTATAGTAGGAGCATTAGTAGGAGCTTTTATGGCTCTAATAATTAAATAAATATGGAAGGGAGAGTTATTAATATAATTCTCTCTTATTTTATTGAAAGAGGTGAAAATATGATTGAATTCACAAGAGGTGATACATTTGCTTTTAAAACTCAAATAACATATGCAGATGGTTCACCTATTAAAATAGAAGATATTAAAAGTATATATATTACATCAAGAGTTTTCCCAACCAAAGAATCACCAGTTTTATTTCAAAAAACTTTAGAAGATATGAGTATTGATAATGAAGGGTTTTGCCATGTGGTATTTCTTCCTATAGATACTGAAAAATTAGATTATAAAGAATATTATTTTGATATTGAAATTACATTGAACTCTGGTTTTAAAAAAACTAAATTGTATAAGTTCAAATTAACTGAAGAAACAACAATTTTTGAAGGTGATTTAAATGGAAATTAATATTGGGAATCTAATTATAGATGAAGAAATTAATATTGGTAGTTTAGAAATTGATGCTATCAAAGAATATCCAGAATTAGAAAATTTAATTGTTATTCCTAAGGGCATAGACCAAAATTTTGTATCTAATAAATATGGTTATAACAATGTAAAAGTAAATGCAATAAATTTGCAAGATAAAAAATTGACACTAAATAAAAATGGTATTTATACCATTAAATGCGAAGATGATTTTTCTGGTTTAAATGAAGTTGAGATAATTTTAGATGCTATAGAAAATTTAGATAATGAATTAAATGTTTATAACGAAGAAATAAATAATCAAAAATTAGAGATTAATGACATTTTAGAAACTTTAAGAGGAAAAGGTCTTATAGAACCAAAAGAATTAAATGTAACTCCAACAACTGAGCAACAAACTATTGAGGGAATATATAACAAAGTAAATGTAGCAGGAGATGAAGATTTAATACCTGAAAATATTAAAAGTGGTGTCAATATATTTGGTGTTGATGGATTAGCAAAAGTAAGTAGTTTTAAAATAAATGATGCTTCTTATTTGTTTTATAATGGCGGAAGACTTAGTAATATAAATGAGCTTCTTGACTTATGTGAAAATGTTACAAGTTGTAGCCACATGTTTTATAACGGCGCAAGAAAAATTTCTTATCAGATAGATTTAAGTAATTTTGACACAAGTAATGTGACAGATATGACTAATATGTTTTATAGTTGTTATAATTTAGGAAAAATAATAGGATTAGAAAAATTTAATACGAGCAAAGTTACAAAACTTGACGGAATATTTAAACAAACAGGGTTTAAAGAGTTTGATTTAAGCAATTTTGATACAAGCAATGTGACTTCAATGAGAGAATTATTTTATTACACCACTTCCACTTTGAGAAGTATAAATCTAGGTACTTGGGATGCGAGTAAAGTAAATGATATTTATAATGCTTTTTATTATATTGGAGATTTAGAGGATTTAATTTTCATGAATAATTTAGGAAAAGGTTTTACTAAAAAATCAAACAATAGTAGTAGTTATCAAATAGATTTACATTATTCAAATGACTTAACCTACGAAAGTTTAATGGATGTTATAAATAAATTATATGACTTAAATTTAACATACGATGTAGCAAATGGTGGTACTTTATATACACAAAAATTAATAATCGGAGCCAAAAATATTGCCAAATTAACAAGTGAAGAACTGAATATAGTAATTAATAAAGGCTGGACGGTAAGTTAGGGGGTAAAATATGAACAAAGAAAGATTACAAAATTATAATGAAAGATTAACCGAAAATAATTCATCTCTTGAAGATATTAATAATACAATAAATCAACTTCCTGATGTAAGTACACTTATAGATAAATTTGAAATAAATAGTTGCTATTATTTGTTTGCAAGTGGAGAAAGACTAAATTGTTTATACGAATTATTAGCTTTATGTAAAAATGTTACAAGTTGTTATTATATGTTTTATCATTCTGGAAATCTTTTAACTGAAGTTGATTTAAGTAACTTTGATACTAGTCAATGTACTTCCTTTAGTAACATGTTTTATAATTGCGGTGCATTAAAAAAATTAAATCTAAAAAATTTAAATACTAGCAAAGGCAAAGATTTTTCAAACATGTTTGGTAATTGTTATAATTTAAAAGAAATAGATGTTAGTAGTTTTGATACATCAAATGCGACACATATAAATAGCATGTTTTATAATATGACAACACTAGAATCATTAGATTTAAAAAACTTTAATATAAGTAAGGTAACAGAAATTGCAAATATTTTTAGTAATTGTAGGAATTTAAAAAATTTAAATATGAGTAGTTTTGATTTTAGCAACTTGCCAAAGATATATTATATGATGCTAAGATGTCCTAACTTAGAAAACTTAAAATTTGGTACAAATTTAGGAAAAGCATTTGTACAAAATGAAAACAATTACTCCTATTATAAAATGGATTTAAGTGGTTCACCAA